AGCCACCGCCGCTGCAACTACAGCCGGCAGGACAAGCCGCTCCGACCAGTCGGCATCCCCGTCGAGAGCGGCATGGCGTTCTTTAAGCCCTGACCGGGCTGGACACCCACGCGCAGCCCCGTCTTTTCTTTCCCGATCAGCCCCAGAAAAACCCGAACCGCACGAAAGGAGCCGAGATGACCGAGAACGTCGCCGGCCTCGCCGACTACCTCCCCGGCATGGAGCCGCCGCGCGCCGAGGCCGTCGTCTCGGCAGCCTACGAGAAGTCGATCCTCCGCCTGCGCGCCGACGGCGTCATCGGCGACGAGCACGCCGGCATCTGCGCAAGCATCATGGCCCTCGCCGAGATCGCCGACAACCCGACGACCAAGGCGTACGCGCGCAACGGCGCGCTGCAGGAAGCCCACGAGCAGATGCGCACTCTGCTCGAGGCAGCGCACCGTCAGGGCGACTCCGACTACGCCACCTTCGAGGCGTGGCTGGCGGCGCAGCAGTGACCTGGGCAGGGTTCACGCACGCAACGCCGCGCAACCCGGCGCGGCCGACGCGCGGCGCCAAGATCGCCGAGCTCGCGCGCATGCTCGGCTGGGAGCCGATGCCCTGGCAGCAGCACGTCTGGGACGTCGCCACCGAGCTCGACGAGCGCGGGAACTACGTCTACGAGAAAGTGTTCGTGACCGTCCCGCGCCAGTCCGGCAAGACCACGCTGTTCGGCCCCGTCGAGCTGCAGCGCGCCGTCGAGTTCCCCGGCTGCAAGGTGTACTTCACCGCGCAGACCGGCGACGACGCGCGCACGCTGCTAAAGAACCTGATCTCGCGCGTCGAGGCGAGCCCGCTGAGCCGGTTCTTCGACGGCAAGCGCAGCGCCGCGCAGACCGGCATGGTCACCCCGCGCGGCTCCGAGATCTGGGCGTTCCCGCCCAAGGCCGAGAAGATCCACGGCAAGACGCCGGTTCTCGTCGGCATCGACGAGATCTGGACCCTCGACGACGTGCAGTCGAAAGGGCTGATCACTGACGGCATCGAGCCCGCGCAGCGCACCCTCTACGGCAAGCGGCAGATCTGGTACCTGTCGACCGCCGGCACCGCGGAGAGCACGTTCATGAAACGGCAGGTCGAGCGCGGCCGGCGCAGCGTACTGCAGCCCGGCAGCGACCCGAGGTTCGCGTACTTCGAGGCCAGCCTGCCCGAGGATGCCGACCCGTACGACCGTGAGGCGTTCGCCGCGTTCCACCCGGCCGTGGGCTACACGCAGGACGTCGACGACCTGTTCGCGCTCGTCGACGGAACCGCCCCGCCTGAGGAGCAGGTCGACCACTCGACGTGGCTCCGCGCCTACTGCAACCGGTGGACCGAGTCGCGCGAGGTGCTCATCCCCGACTGGGACGACCTCGCCGACCCTGAGCTCGCCGCGCGCTGGTCGGATGTCGCGATCTCGTGGGAGGTCGCGCACGACAACGAGATGGGCGCGATCGTCGCGGTATGGCGCGACGACGACGACAACATCTGCACCCGCGTCGTGCACGCCGCCCCCGGTACCCGCTGGATGGAAGACCTCCTCGTGACGATCCACGGCTACGAGCCGGCAGCGTTCGGCGCCGACGACGGCGGCCCCACCCGACGGCTGAACGACAGGCTCCGCCTGCGACTCGGCGACGATGAAGTCCAGACCCTCGGCATGAAGGACTTCGGCGTCGCCTGCGAGACCTGGCTCACCGCCGCCCGCGACGACAAGACCATGCGGCAGGACGGTTCCAAGACCCTCGCGTTCGGCGTCGCGCACCTCGTGATGAAGCGCGTCGGCGAGGTCACCCGATTCAGCCGCGCTGACGCCGCCGGCCCCGTCGCCGGCCCCGTCGCGTCCGCCGTCGGGGCGTGGCTCTACGACCACCGCGACACCCCCAGTTGGACCCCCACCACGAGCTACTGAGAGACCGCCGTGACGATCGAACTTGACTCCACGCACTACAGCACCGTGATCACCTGCACCGAGTGCGGCGCGATCGACCTCGCCGACAGCCCCCGCGAGGGCTGGGCCATGGGCGCCAGCCACGAGGCCGTGGCGCATCCCGAGCTCGTGCAGGCACGCGAGGCCGCCCGGATGAACAGAAAACGCAACACGCCGTCGTGATTTTGCGCCACTGTTCGAAGTGGCACCCAAAGTTCATGACGTGAACCAGTCCAAGCCCAGCATCCTGAGCCGCGCTCTCAGCGCCCTCGCCCCGGCGATGTCGCTCGCGATCAAGAGCCCCGAGGACTGGGCCGACAGCAGCCACCTGGTGCCCGTCGACCTGCAGACCCTCTTCGGCTGGGCCGACGCATCCGGCATCCAGATCAGCCGGCGCACCGCCCTCGGCCTCGACGTCGTCGCCAAGGGCCGCCGCGTGCTCGCCACCAACCTCGGCCGCATGCCGCTCGTCAACCGCAAGGCCGGCGCGCTCGCCCCGATCCAGATGGCCTACCTGCAGCAGCCCGAGGAAGACCGACCGCTCGCGCAGACCCTGATCTGGACCGCCGACGCCCTGTACTTCCACCCGCGCACCTGGTGGATCGTGCAGCGCCGCGACGCCTACGGGTGGCCGGCGCGCGGTGGCGTGAAGCTGCTCGACCGCGAGGATGCCGAGTTCGACGACGACGGCAAGGTCGTCGGCGCGTGGGGCAAGCCCGTCGAGGCGCGTGACGTGATCCAGTTCGACGCACCCGACGGCGGGCTTCTGCACGACGGGCTCAAGACCCTGCGCCGCGCCGTCATCCTCGACCGCGCCGCGAGCCTCGCCGAGGAGAACCCGGTGCCGTCCGTCGACCTGCACAACGAGGGCTCCAAGCCGCTCGAGGATTGGCAGATCCGGCAGCTGCTCACGAGTTGGCAGACCGCCCGCGCGAAGTACGGCGCGGCGTACTCCGACAAGTCGATCAGCGTGAAGACCCTCGGCCTCGACAAGGAGCAGCTGCTCCTCGACGCGCAGAACCGGATGGACGTCAAGCTCGCCCGTCAGGTCGGCATCCCCGCATGGGCGGCCGACGTCGCGCTCGAGGGCTCGACGCTGAACTACCAGAACCGGATGTCGCGGGCGTGGGAGCTCATCGACCTGTACCTCGCGACGTACACGACCGCGATCGCGTCGCGGCTGTCGATGAACGACTGCACGCCGATCGGCTGGACCACCGAGTTCGACACCGAAGTCCTGACCCGCCCCGACATGAAGACCCGCTTCGAGACCTACGAGATCGGCATGCGAAACGGGTTCGTCGACCAGGCATGGATCGACGCCCAGGAAGGGCAGCCGCTCAAGCTCGAGGAGACCCCCGCATGAACCCGCTCGATGAACTCCGCTCCCGCCTGCGCCTGATCGAGGCCAACGCCCAGCACCCCGCCCGCTGGAACATCGAGCAGGGCGGCGGCACCGGCAGCCTGCACCTCTACGGCGTCGTCGGCGGATTCTGGGGGGACATCGTCGCATCCGACGTCGTCCGCGAGATCGACGCCCTCGACGTCGCCGAGCTCCACGTCTACATCAACAGCCCCGGCGGCGACGCCTACGACGGCATCGCGATCCGCAACGCCCTCCGCCGCAGCTCGGCGACAGTCGTGGCGCACGTCGACGGTCTCGCCGCCAGCGCAGCGAGCATCATCGCGATCGCCGCAGACAAGGTCATCATGGGCCCGGGCTCCGAGCTCATGATCCACGACGCCTGGACGATCGGCATCGGCAACGCCGACGAGCTCCGCGTCGTCGCCGCCGACCTCGACCGACTCAGCGACAACATCGCCAGCATGTACGCCGAGAAGGCCGGCGGCACCGCCGCCGACTGGCGCACCGTCATGAAGGCCGAAACCTGGTACTCGGCCGACGAGGCCGTCGCGGTCGGACTCGCCGACAGCGTCGAGGGCAAAGAGCAGGACGACGCCGAGGACGGCATCGCCGCCCGCTTCGACCAGCCGATCTACGCCCACGCCGGCCGCGCCGCGGCACCGGCACCCATCCCCGTAGCCGCCATGGCTGCCACCCGAAAGGAACCCCGCATGAACCGTGAGCAGCTCGCCGCCGCACTGGCAGCCGGCACCATCACCCAGGCCCAGCACGACGACGGCATCCGCCTGCTCGACGCCATGGCCGCCCAGTCCTCCGCACCCGCAGCGCCGGCCGCCGCCGCGCAGCCGCTCGCACCGGCCGCCGGCGTCCCCGGCGAGGCCGTCCCCGCCGCGTACGCGGCGGGCCCGACCAACGTGCCGCAGCCCGGCGCGCGCGTCACCGAGCGCCCGAAGACGCTCATGAACATCGCGACGGATGCCGCCGACCTCATCCAGGCGCGCGCTTCGATCCACACCGTGATCGGCAGCATCAACAACGCGCTGACCAACGTCGTCGCCGCCGACGACGCGGGCGAAGGATTCCTGCAGCCCAACCGTGTCGGCGAGGTCTGGCAGGCCGCCCCCGAGGGCCGCCCGCACATCGACGCACTCGGCGGAAGCAAGCCGCTCACCGGCAGCAGCATCGAGGGCTGGAAGTGGGTTCTCCCGACGCCCGTCCCGGCACCCTACGCCGGCGGTCTCGCCGAGGTTCCCACCGGCGAGTGGAAGACCGAGAAGGTCTCCGAGACCCCGGCGCGCTGGGCATTCGGCAACAAGGTCGACCGCATCTACACCGACCTCGGCACCCCCGACCTGATCGCGTCGCTGCTCACCATGCTCCGCCGCGCACAGGGCCCCGTGTCCGACGCCGCCGTCGCCGCCGACCTGATCGCCGGCGCGACCGCTCTGACCGGCACCGCGCCGGCCACGATGCTCGAAGCGCTCACCCGCATCTACCTGCAGCTCAAGAAGATCGGCGCAGCCCCGTCCAAGTTCTGGATGGGCGAGCAGGCGTTCATCGACTTCAGCGAGCTCAAGGTGAGCGACCTGCCCGCCTGGATCGCCAACGCCACCGGATTCGTACACCTCGACGGGAACACGTCGCTCGACAACGTGTTCGACGTCGACGTCGACTTCCAGCTCGCCGCGCAGGGATTCCTCGCGCTCGACCGCAACGCGGCCGACGTCTACGAGACCCCGACCATCCAGGTCGAGGCGCAGGACGTCGCGCACGGCGGCGCCGACATCGCCGTCTTCACCTACGGCGGCACCCTCATCGGCGACGCCCGCGCGGTCGTCAAGACCACCATCACCCCCGTCCCGTAAGGAGCGCAGCAGACATGGCCAACAACGACGCCTACCTGAAGGTGAAGATCGCGCAGATCGACGCCGACATCAAGCAGCACGGCGCCGCCGTGAAGCAGCTCAAGGAGCGCCGCAAGTCGTACGCCGAGCAGATGAGCCGCCCCGGCGACAACGACCCCGGCACCCAGCCGGACCCCCAGTCCACTCCCGAGGACTGACCCCCACCGCGCGCCGGGCTGGCCGGCCCCGGCCCGGCGCGCGGACCACCCCCCAACCCTCGACAGGAACGAGCCCATGCCAACCTGGTACACCCCCGACGACGCGCAGAGCGAGCTCGGCATCCGCGTATCGCAGCGGCAGCTCGACGCCGCGCGCGAGCAGTGCCTGCGCATCAAGGGACTCGCTCTCACCCTGCCGACCCCGCCTAGCGAGTCGTTCGCGCAGGGCGTCGTGTACCAGGCACTCGCGAACAAGCAGGCCAGCCAGGCCGCACCCGGCGACGAGATGGGCGGCGAGATCAACGGCGTGCGCGTCTACCCGCTCGACCGCAAGATCCTCGCCATGCTCATCATCCCCGCCCCGACCCCCGGAGCGGTCGACCCCGTCACCGTGGAGTGGCCGGACGGGTCCGCTATGGCATTCACCCGAGATGGTGATGTGGTGACCGCGACGGCTACGCGAGTCGGCGCCGCCGGCGCCACGACACCCACGGCGATCCCCGCAGGGTTCGCCCCTGTCGGCGGGTACATCGGCGTTTCGGGTGCAACCGGCGCGTTCTTCTATTCACGGTCGGCAAGCAGCAGCAACGCGGGAAAGTGCTGGGTATCCGGGGTGGCTGGCTCCGCCGTTGTGACATACCTGGGAGAGCCGCTGCCGACGCCGGCGGATGCGCGCGATACCGGGTACGTCGGATCGCTGATCGGCTGACCATGAGTGCACGCAGCAGCCTCGCCGAGCTCATCACCGCAGCCGCCCCGGCGACGTGGGATGTCATCCCCTACCCGACCCGTCTGCAGCCCCTCGACAACGACGACAAGCCCGTCGCGATCGTCATCGAGCAGCGCACCCTCACCGCCGGCAACACGTCCCCGACCGAGACGGAGATCCCCGTCGACGTCGAGCTCACGGTCTGGGTGATCGTGGATGCCAGCCTCGGCCGCGACCGCAACGAGGTCGAGGACCTGCTCGAGGAAGCCGCCGAGGGCATGATCCGTATCCTCGAGCAGCTTCCCGACGACAACTGGGACGGCGTCGCCACTCGCAACCAGTACGACGAGCAGAAGCCGGCGTACGACTTCACCATCCGAGCCCAGGGCTCCATCACCCAGGAGGACACACCATGACCGCGAAGGCCACCAAGCGCTGGAAGGCGACGATCGGCACCGACGAGTACCAGGGCGAAACGTCGTCCATCACCTACGACCCCGCCTACACCACCACCGTGTGGAAGGGCGGCGACGACAACGAGATCGCCGACGTCGTGCCCGGCGACCCGACTCTCGCGATCGTCATGCAGCAGGACACCGAGAACCCGGATTCGCTGTGGCGACTGTTCCACGACGCACCCGTCGGCACGCAGATGGTGTTCGTGTGGTACCCGCACTACGACGGGACGTTCGCGCTGCAGACGACGCTCACGACGATCAAGCCGCAGCTGATCACCAACCGGGCCGGCGGCATCCCCGAGATCACGATCACGGTCGGCTGCACCGTCGCCGAGACGTACGTCCCGACCCCGTAAGGCCCGGCCGTGCTGGATGTCCGCGAGTCGCGTGAGCTGCAGGCGACGATCCTCGCCCTACGGCAAGCCGATCGCGGCATCCGGCTCGGCATAAACAAGGTCAGCCGGTCACGCATCCGGCCGCTGTGGCAGCAGGAGCTCAACGGCCGGGCCCGCGACGAGATGACCCGCAGGATCATCGTCCAGGGCGCGCGAGCCAACGCCACAGACCGAGGCGTCACGCTCCACGCGGCCACCTCCCGCCGGCCCCTGTCCGGCGGGCTGGTGCCCGCATTCGAGTGGGCAGGTGCCGAGTTCGGCGCCCGCACCAAGCAGGTCGAGGTCGTGCAGCGCTCCCGCAAGGGCCGCGCCTACCGCCGGCCCCTCGTCATCAATCGTCAGTTCAAGGGAAGGCAGCAGTACGGCATGGTCGCATTCGACGCAGCCAGCGACGTCGGCACGAAGCTTGTGGCCCTCTGGGTGGCGAGCGTCGTCGACGAGCTCGCCGCGATCCCGGCCGTCGAGGTGGTGCCCTGATGCCCATCAAGATCGACTTCCTCGCCAACGTGCGGGACTTCCTCCGCGGAACCGACAGCGCCGAGGATGCCCTCGACGACGTCGCTGACAGCCTCGACGACCTCGCCACCGAGGCGAAGACCAGCGGCCGGGTATCCGACGCCGCCGTCGACGACCTCGCCGACAGCTTCGAGAAGCTCGGCCGCCAGGCAGAGCGCTCTACCAAGGATGCTGAGCGATCCGTCGACGACCTCGGCGACAGCTTCCGCGACGCAGCCCGCAACGCCAAGCGCCTCGAGGATGCCGGGAAGGATGCCGGCAAGGCCGTCGACGACAGCATGGAGCGCGCCGAGCGAGGCGTCGATGACTTCAAGGAAGAGGCAGCGCAGTCCGCACGAGAGACGGCCGCGTCGTTCGACGGCTCCTTCGAGTCGATCGCCGATCTCGGGCAGGAGGTCGCGGCGAACGCGTTCTCTGGGTTCGGCCCTGCCGGTGTCGCTGCAGGTATCGGTGTCGCTGCAGCGGTCGGCGTCATCGTCGACAACTTCAACAAGATCGGCGAGGCCGCTGACGAGGCCCGCGAGTCCGCGTTTCAGATGGCGTACGACGTGTCCGGCGCACTCGACCAGGCGGGCTACTCCGAGCGCCTACGCGAGTGGACCAGCGACCTCGAGAAGGTGAAGCAGGTCCGCGACCTCGCCGTCGCGTCCGGTTGGGATGAGGTCGATGTGCTCGACGCTCTCGCATCCGGTGGCCCGAAGCTCGACCAGCTGACCACGGCGTTCGACAAGAACGGGCAGTCGACGATGCTCACGATCGGCCGGCTCGGCGAGCTGCAGGGCGCTCTCGACGGCACCGCCGAGGGGTTCAAGCTCGGCAGCGCCGCAGCCGAGCTGAATGACCGCGCCCTGTACGACTACGCCCAGCAGGCCGGCAAGGCGACCGGCGAGACGGACGACCTCGGCAACGCGATCCTCCGCCTGCCCGACGGCACGGAGGTCGTCATCGACGCGGATACGAAGCGAGCGAACGCCAACGTCGACGCCTTCGAGAGCAACGTCCAGAGCGTGAAGGGCAAGACCGTGACCGTCACCGCGAACGGGCGATCGGACATGTCCAGCGCGACCCGTGGGCTGAACACCTGGATCGCGCAGAACGACGGGCGCACGTTCAAGATCCGCGGCCGGTACGTGTCGCCGCTGGGAGGGCCGACGCCATGACAACGACGATCAGCCGCGGCCCTGTGCCGCCCGAGACAGAACCGCAGTTCGTGTATCCCGACCTGGTGCTGGGCTGGGATGTGACCCGCACGGGCGGCAGCATCAAGAACAAGATCGTGGGCGGCGGCATGTCGATCACGCTGCAGCAGCCCAACCCCCGATCCGGCACACTGCGCCTGTTCTTCCGCACCGAGGCCGAGGCCGTCGTCGCGTTCAATCTGCACGCCCCGGCATCGATGTTCAGTTTCATCGCGGACGACTCGGCCCCGTCGTGGAAGGACATGTCCTACGTCGTCGACGACGCCGGATGCCGGATCGTCCGCGACGAGGAAACCCGCACCCGCTGGATCGTCGAGGTCGCATTCCAGGAGCTGCAGACAGCATGAGCACGCCCGTCTACAACACCCCCGCCGAGCCGCACTCGTCGTTCACCGCGACCGGCCACCCCGACCCGGTCGGCATCGAGGGCGGCACCATCACCGCCGACCGGAACTGGTCACCGTATACGCAGGCATCGATCACGATCCAGAACGACCCCGAGGTCGTCGAGGCGCTCGACCCGCGCACGGCGCAGCGGATCATCATCACCGCCGGCGACAAGTCGATGGAACCGCTCGTGCCCGCCCGTGTCTTCGATCTCGGTCTGCGAGGCCGGTCTATCGACTACGCGGCCGGCACCGCGACTCTGTCCTGCGCGACCGACGAGGCGAAGCTGTTTGATCTGCTCCGCCTCGCGACCACGACGGACCGCAGCGCCCGCCCGCACGAGGGCAGCCTGCGCGAGATCTGCGACTGGGCGCTCGAGAAGATCGGCGCCGCGCTGCAGCCGGCGACCTCGGGCGATCCCGATCCCGACATGACCGCGTACTGGGAGGTCACGAACCGTGCCAAGAACGGCGGCCTACGGGCCGACGCGACCGGGTGGACGGCCGGCTCGGGAACGTCTGTCGCGCCGCGGCTGACCGCACCGACGATCGCCGGTCTCCCCGTCATCCGCTGGACGGCATCCGGCACGGGTCAGGCGTTCCTCAACACGCCGGTGGCCGGCGAGCGTGTCACCCCTGGCGAGGTGATCACGGCATCCGTGCTCATGGCGTCGGGCACCACCTCCCGGCCGGCGCGCATGATGCTCCGGTTCTGGAACGCATCGGGCGTCGTGATCCTGGACTCTTACTCAGACCCGGTGATGACGTCGACGGATGCCGCGAACCCGACGAAGATCTACCGCACCCGCGCCGTCCCGCCCGGTGCCGTGTCCGTGTCGGCGTTCGTGAACGTCACAGTGAACACGGCCGGCCAGAACCACTACACGAGCGCGCTGATGTTCGGCGAGGATGTCCCGTTCTTCGACGGCGCCACCGTCGACACGCACTACACGTACACCTGGGAGGATGCGCCGAACACGTCGACGTCCACCCGCACCCCGGTCGCGCCGCTCTCCCCCGATCTCTACGACTGGAACCCCGGCGAGTCCCTTGCCGAGTTCCTGCGCCCGTTCCTCGACGCCGCCGGATGCCGGCTGTGGTGCGACGAGCAGCGTCGCTGGTACCTGCACGTCGTGGACTTCATCTCATCCACGACGTCGTGGACCGCGTCGGGCACCGGCGCGCCCGACGGAATCGGCGGGTTCTACGGCACCGGGAACACTACCCGCGCCGTTGACGAGATCGACCGCGACGACGGCGAGCACGCGGACGGCATCGTCGTCAAGTACACATGGCGCGACGCGACCGGCGTGGAGCAGGTGGCGTACGACGTCGCGGGCACCGCCGGCCCCGACGACAAGGTACGGCTGATCGAGATCGCCGGCGCCTATCCCGGCGCTGGCGGTGCACAGACCTACCTCGACGCGGCAGCCACCCGCGGCCGCACGCAGAAGCTGACCATCGAGCGCGGCATCGGCGTCACCCCCGGCGACAGCGTCGCCGTCAGGATGCCCGGCACCCCGCCGATCGACGGCGGCCTAGTCCGCCGCGTCGTGCACGACCTCGCGGAAGGTACAGCCGAGATCGAGACCACCGAAGGGACCCCCGCATGATGACCACCGACCTCGGCCACGGCCGCGGATGGCTCCGAGCCGATGCCGCAGCGTCGCTACGGCGCGTCGATCGACAGATCGGGCACCCGCTCGACATCAACGAGGCCGGCCGCACCAACGCGCAGCAGTGGGAGATGTGGAACAAGTACGGCAGCCCGCGCGCCGCCTACCCCGGCACCAGCACCCACGAGACCGGCATCGCCATCGACACCGACGAACGCCTCGTCGACGTGCTCGCCGAGAACGGCTGGCACCGGCCGTACGACTTCGAGCCCTGGCACTTCCTCTACGTGCCCGCCAACGACCGCCGCCGCAACGACCCCGAACCCCGAGAGGACGACATGTACCCGATCATCTACGCCAAGGCATCCGACGCCGGCACCGTCTACGAGATCCGCAACGGCCGCAAGCGCGCCGTCACCGCCGTCGAGTGGGCGCTCATCAAGGCCGCCTACGCCGCCGCTGGCGAGAAGGTTCCCTACGCTCGCGGCACCGTCACCGCCGCCGCGCTCAAGAGCATCCCCAACACCTGAAAGGAGATCCCATGAACAAGCAGACCACGTTCACGATGATCGCCGCCCTCGCGGCGCTCGGCCTAGCCGGCATCGTCGTGCTGCTCGTGCTCCGCCCCGAGAGCACCGAGAAGCTGATGAACTACCTGTTCCAGCTGCTCATCCTGCTCGCCGGATTCGGTGGTCTCGCCGCTTCCCAGCACCAGCAGGGCAAGGCGATCGAGACGATCAAGCGGAACACGAACGGCACGCTCTCGGCGAAGGATGCCGAGATCGCCACACTGCGCGCAGCCCTGGCCCAGCACGCCCCGGATGCGCTGGTCGAGCAGACCGGCGCTATCGAGGTGCAGACCAGGGCGCAGCGGCGGGCCGAGCTCGCCGAGGAGTGATCAGTCGGACAGCCCGGCCTCGTCGAGCGCCTCGAGCTTTGCGAGCGTCATCGCGGACGGGATGTACTGGCTGGGCGTCGTCCAGAACTCGATGAACGCGGCCTCGCCCTTCGACTCGATCCAGTTGTCGCAGGGCGTGGCCGTGTCCGCCGGCTGACCGGTCTGCTCGGCGAGGTTGTCGACCCATCGCGGCAGATCGCTATAGACGAGCTCACAGTTCGCCCGCGCCTCACTGATGCCCGGATCGCCCGATGCCGACATCCGGTCGGCGATCGTCACACCGAGGACGACCAGGCCCGCGGTGCCGACGACGACACCACCACCGAGGATCGCGATCAGCGCACCCGTCTTCATGCGGGTGAGCCTAGCTCAGAAGCCGACGGCGGCTGCAGCAGCACGCCTGAGAGCGTCGTCCTCGACGCCGACGTAGATCTGCGTCGTGCTGATGTAGGCGTGCCCGAGCAGCTCCTGCACCGCGCGCATGTCCTTGCCGCCGAGGTTGTACGCGCGCGTGCCGTACCGGTGCCGCAGCATGTGTGCGGTGACGCCGGGCGGCAGCGCGTCACTGATGAGCTCGCTCACCCTGCTCGGCGACAGGTGGCCGTTGATCTGGCCAGGGAACACGTAGCCGGCATCGCGGCGGGCGAGCTCGTGCGCGAGCGCGTCGGGTAGCGGCACCTGTCGCTGCTTGTCACCCTTGCCGTGCACGATGAGCGACCAGCCGACGAGGTCGCGCACGACGTCGTTCGTGTGCACCTGGCAGATCTCGCGGCACCGTAGTCCGGCGTTCACGGCGAGGCGGATCATCAGCCGCACGCGCTGTTCTGTCGTCGACAGGCCGACGCGCACCGAGTGCTCAGGAGCCGGCCGTGCGATGCCCCTGGGCGCCTTGATCGGCGGGAGGTGCCGGGCCGGGTTGTCCCATCCGCGTGTGAGCTCGCCCCACCCGTAGAACGCGCGCAGCGCTTGACGTGCTGTGCGCCTCGCTGACGCGCCCAAATGGTCGAGCGAGGCCATGTACCCGACGAGGTCGTCCAAGCTCGCAGGGTGAGGCGGTGCGCCAGTCGCGGCGGCATACCTGCGCAGCTGGTAGGAGTGCTGGTAGATCGTCCCGTCAGACTTGCGCGCCGAGCGCATCCAATCGAGGTAGGCGCTGAGAGGGTCGAACCAGCCGGGGGAAACTGCTATCTCGGTTTTCATGCCGGATGGTACCGCTCTCAGAGCCGGCCTCGTCGGGTGGCTCATCCTTCGCGGTGCTTTGCTCGGTAGCGTGCTCGCCGACGCTCCTGATCCTTGTGCAGACGCTCGCAGTCGCCGGCCTCGTGGATATCGCCCCAGTGCGATGCGTGCCGCGGGCGCAGGTGGTCGTCGACGAGCGCGCACAGTTCGTCGCGCGTGTACTCGTGGTCAGGGGTGCCGTCAGCGCGAGAACCCCAGCAGATAGGGCCGCGCCACCACCCGCACGAGCAGTGCACAGCGCGCTGCGTGCCCATGTACTCATCGCGCTCGATCACCGGATCGTGTTCGATGAGGTGGCACTCGTCGATGAGTGCGCAGTCGTCGCACAACGACCCGACCCCGGGGATAGAGCCGCCCTGGTTGTAGCCGGCCGACGCTCCGCAGTCGCGGCACCGGTCGCCGACGACGACAGATAGCACCGTCACGCCGTGCGGCTTGTACAGCGGTACCCACTCGACGGCATCCGTCCACTCCTCGAGTAGGTCGAGCAGATCAGGCATCGGGACTCCCAACCGGGCGATTGGGAGTCTGCGCGCCGAGGCGGATGCCGGCCCGCATCGACGCGAGTGCAGCCTGCGAGAGCGGCGGGTTCGGCGACGTGTGCACCCTGGGGGATGTGATCCCACAACCCACTGAATCAGGCCGCGTCGTCGGCGCGGTCGCTGCAATCTGCGCTGCGCGCGCATCGTCGTAACGGCGCTCGGCCACCCGCATCGCATCGCATGCCGCGGCGTAGGCGTCCCATTCCGGCGTGCCGGTCGTCATGCCGTCCCGGTACGCCTCATCGACGGCGTGTCCGGCCGCGTAGAACGCGGCCCAGCGCGCGTCGACCTCGGCATCCAGCGCCCGTGCTGTCGCGTCGCTCACAGCCCGACCTCCTCGAGCTCGAGGGCGTCAACGAGAGCCCAAAACGCCCGGGATACGGACTCTGAATCAGTGGGTTCTGGGTTCAAGTCCCAGGGGGTGCACCCTGACAGCCCGTCGATCAACTGATCGACGGGCTGTTTCGTTACCTGCGCCCAGGTGATGAACTGCGAG